TATACCAATTATTAAATGTTTCAATTATAAATTCATTTGGTTTAGTATTATTTGGATAAATTACTAAATTAAACTTTTTCTGTAATCCTAATATAAAATCAATCTGTTTAATACCTGATGTACCAAATGGCATATTAGAAGGTATATCTAATACTAATCCATCACCAATTGATGTTGCTTTAGTTACTTCTAAATAAGATTTGACAGTATTGTTTGGGTCTAATACAACTTGAACGGGCCCTGTACTATTATAATTTTCATATTCTAAATAAAATTTATAACTACCTGATGGTAAATATCCAGAGTTAAATTGTTGAGATGCTTCTATTGTTTGTGGCCTAGTAGGGCCGTTATTATATAATCTAACATTTTCTAAATAAGTGTTAATAACTCCTAGTCTTTGATTTGATATTGTTGCACCTGTATCATCTTTAATTCGTAATGCAAAAACAGGAATTTGTGAATAAGATGAACTTATATTAAAATTAAGATTTATTGTACCTCTAAGTCCAGTACCATATTGAGTATTAAGTGTACCTGTTGCTGGGTCAAATTGTCCACCTGGATTTGTTAAAACATTAAACCAAGGTACTTGTAAATCAGTACTTGCTGACATAGTCACACTTGTCATTCCACTACCTGATATTGACCCTATTTTAAATAAACCAAATGTCTCAGGGTCAACTGCTGCATATTCAGGATACTTTAATGCAGTATTACAAACCATATAAACATCATCAATCCAAGCTTGTGCAAAAAATGAAGATGAGTATGTATATCCTGCTTCTTGAAATATTGCATCAAGAACTGTCTTAACTCTAATTGAAGGTTTAAAATCTTGCACACATAATCCACCATAAGGTGAATCTATACCAAACTGAGTTTCTTCTGGTGTATAACTTATTTGCTGACCATATTCTGCCAATGGATAAACTATTTTACCACCAAATAAATTACCTTCCCAACTACTTGTAATATTTTGTAAAGATGATGTATGATTATATTGTGCTAATGAATTTAAATCTGTTAAGTATAATCTATTAGTATCTCTACCGAATGATGATAAAGCACCAAAGATTGTTATCTCATAACTTTCAATAAATTTATTAGCAATGACATTTACTTTATTAAGTTGTAAATACCCATTTGATAAATAAAATCCACCAAAGTCAAAATAGCAAGGAACTTTAATATTCGTTGCAAACACAAATGGATTTTTAATACTGATATCATAACAATGTTCAAAAAATGCATTATTTACTTTTGTTCCTGGAACAGTAATTTGACGAGTAAAATCAGCCGGTAAAATACCAACATCAAAAAGACCTGTAACATTATTAGATAATTTAATATCTTCGTCTTTGAATAAGTCTAATTGTGTTTGTGGTGAATCTCCTGCTAATAAACGAAATACAAAACCTTGCGTAGAAATTATACCCATTATATGATAAGTTTATAGGCCTGTCCAAAATTGAAATCAAATTGATATTGAATTAATTTATCTACAACTCCTGTTTTAAATAAAATATTAGATGTAGCAATAGTTAATGGTCTAACACTATTAGTTGCTTCATTATAAACCCAATATATTTCATCAGATACTAATAATTGTTTTAGAATATCATTATAAGTTTCAGGAATCCAAAATGAATTTACTTGAATAGCTTGTTTGGAATCAGAAATATAATTTAATATACCTGAATCATAATCTTGATAAGACAATGAACTACCTTCCCATGTTCCTAATTGTGGTTGATATGTTTTCTTTTCGGTTTGGAATGATTGTTTATTAACCATATAAAAGTTAAAGTAATCAAATTGACCAAATCTATTTTTCCATTTGATTCTTACATTAGGATATTTTTGTAAACAATCTACTTCATAAGTAATAGCTGTTCCTAATGGAGTTGCACCATTATAAGCTTGTGTTTTAAAATATGTTAAACCTACTGCTGAAATTGGAAACCCTGCTTCTGAAGGGCCGATTGGATATTGTTGTACTTGTCCTGAAGATGATACATTTGAAGTTAATGTATAATCACCTGTTCCTGTATTACCTGTATAAACTACTTTTGTCGGTTGTGTTGTTCCTGCATCACCACCATATACTCCTGCTAAACCATAATTAGTTGTAAAACAACTTTGAGTTACAGGCCCATCGGTCATCAATGGCCAATGTGGTGTTTTACTATAAACTGCCTGTCCGATTGGTTCTTGGAAAATACCATAACCATCTAATGCTTTATATGTTGCAGAACGAACATGAGAGCCTGTTATATAAGATACACCCGAAAGATATTGTGTATAGAAATCAACTGCAAAGTATTCCACATTCGATGGATTTGCTTGAAGATAATCTGTAAGGGTTGAGTTGATAATTCTATTCAAATCAAATATACCAACATTTGATGTGTTTTTATATTTGTTGATTGTATAATTTGCTACTGATGAAGATGCAGCTGGGCCTCCTTGCCAATAATATAATTCACCAACATATTGAAATGATGCTGATGTTCTTAATTGTGCATTACTTTCTGAGACTGTAAAAATGATTGGCGATTGTGCCAATGATACGACTGCAGGAGTTTGAGTGATTGATAATGACATGTATATAATCCTTTATAGTATAACACATCATTTTTGGATTGTTATTGATGCTAGTATTCAGCTTCCATCTTATCCAATTCTTTGGATATATTTCCAACAACTAATTTGTCAACAACATCTTCGTAGTATTGGTCTAACATTGATAAGACGGTTGGGTCTTCCATTGCATTTGTAGCAAAAGGTCTTGCTAGCATTTTATATGTACCATCGTTTACATATTTACCATATTCTGCTCCTGGTGGTGCATAATCTAATACAACTTCAAATGAATAATTATCTGCAGTTGTAACCTCATTTATCATTCTTGCAGGAGTATTATAACTTGCAACTGTTTTAAGTAAATTGCCTGTATCAATTGCACGAGTTGGTTTTCTTTGCAAATTTAATTGTGCAAGAGAACTAATCTGTTTTGCTATATCTTGTAATGTTGCCATATTATGCGCAGCTTGAAGTTGTACATGTTCCTAAAAAAGTTATTGTAGACTCACCACCTGTTAATCCAAAATAATTAGCTGATGATGATACTACGCAAATTGTTGCACTACTTCCAGAAGTTAAAACAAAACTACCAGAAGTTGCACTGCCGCAATACATAATTCCTGTTGCAGTATTAGTAGGTTCAGGCCCTGCTTTAAATAAATAAGACCTACAACTACATGTTGCGTAAGTTGTTGGTGGTTTTGCAGTTGTAGTAGTTGTTGTAGTCGTAGTTGTTGTTGTTGTAGTCGTAGTTGTTGTTGTAGTTTGACCTGAACAACTTCCTGTTGCACAAATACCTAAAAAAGTAATTGTACTTCCTGCACCTGTTATACCTTGTCCAGGTACTGCAGGGTTTGTACATTTATAAGTTCCAGTAGATATACTTTGTGAACGAAGTAATGTTGAATCACAATATGCCCATGTTAATGTTTGTGTACCATTTGGAGAATAATAATATGATTCACAACTACAACTTGTAGATGATGTAAATGCTGAACTACAATTTCCAACTACACTTGATGTTATGATTGCACCTTCTAATTGATATGGAACATTACTTCCTGACCATGTAGTTAAACATGCAGTAAATCCGTAATTATATCCTATATAAGCAGTTTGAGTTACATATCTACCATATGAACATTCAGTCCAACTAATAGGCCCACCTGACCCTGTTATTGCAAAGTTTGTACAAGCAAATTTAGAAGAACAAATAGGATATGCAATAATTACAACACCATTTTGTCCTTGGTCTGGACAAGGTTGAGAACTATACCAACCACCAATACCACCACTTCCGCCGGCACCATATCCTGTACTTCCTGAAACTTTTGTATAAGAATAAGTTCCATATCCACCCTGTCCAACTAATGTAGGAGTACCTGTTAAATTAAATGTAAGACCATTTCCAGGTATGCCTGGTATAGTATGATTATTATCAGGTGCATTTCCTCCAGCACCTCCACCACCTGCTGCAGCTGCACCACCCGAACCAGTTGCAGCACCACCTGTATTTCCTTGATTTGCACTATTTAAACCACCCAATCCATTTGCATTAGAAGGAAAACCAGTATAAGTATTATTATAAGCAGCTGCTCCACCACCACTTCCACCACTTCTTCCACCGAATGATAATCCACCAGTTCCAACTCCCATTTGTGCACCTGAACCTCCACCTTTTGCAATTATATATGAAGATGTAAATGGTGTATAAATTTCATTATTTGGTAATTTAATATAAGAGACACTACCGCTAGTAGCAAGCCATGGAATAGTTCCTACAATTACTCTATCATATCCACTTTGACAAGTTGAATTAACGCCAGTAGAACCAACAGAAATTTCATAACTTCCTGATGCTAATGGAAAATTATCATAATAAACAACACCTCCTGCACCACCCCCTGCTCCTGCTTGTTGTCCACAATCTCCCAATTGCCAACATGAAGTAAATCCACCACCACCTCCGCCACCTACTATTAAAAGTTTTGCTTGAGAAGTAGAGCCACTTACTATGTTGAATGATGCAGTAAATGAAGAACTAACACCATTATTAACATCAGCAATATTTTCAAATTTATAATATTGCCAAATAAAACCACCTGATATAAAACTACCAGTAGTAATTAAACCACTACCTGTTATTGAAGTTGTTGTTGCAGTAATGCAACTTCCTTGTGATGAAAAGTATGTTAAAGGTATATACATAAATTATCTCATAGTATTAACTGCTACTCCGTATAAAACAGATGTATCATATGATTGAAAAGAAATTATATCAACTGCACTTCCTGATGGAGTTGGGTAATATGGGAATGATTGAGGGAATCTTATAGTTCCATCAGTAGTTAATGTTCCGTATCCACCATTTGGTTGAGTTATTCTTAATCCAATTGTTTCACCTGGATTTATATTTGTTGCTGTTAATCTTGTTGAACTTCCAGATGCTAAAGTTAATGTAAAGAAATTACCTAAACTTGCATCTAAACTAGCCGTTTGAGATGTAATTGTTAATGGAAATACTTGTCCTCTTACACTGCCGCTAAATATTGAACCACCAATTACATTAAAATCATTTGCTGCACTTCCTGAAATGAATACAGCACCTGTTATAAATTGGTCTCCTAAAAATCTATTGCTTCCAGTTGTTGCAAATGTAACATTCAAATTATTTTGAGATGCAGTGAATGCATTCAATGATTGTGTTACGATTTGTAATGTATTCCACTTTGTATCGTTACTTGCAGTATATAAATTCATACTTGCAGTATAAACATTTATACTTTGAGAAGTTAATTCTAAATTTGATAATCTACTATTTGCAGATTGTGTATATGCGTTAAACGATGCAGTTAAAAGATATGACCCACTATTAAATGATATTGGTTGTACTGCTAAATTAAATTGTGTACCATCTCCTTTAGTAAATGTTAATACGTTTATACTTACACTTGCAGTTGTTAAACCTAAAGATGCAGATGTAAATAAAGACGCAGTTGCATTATTAGTTGAATTAAATTTTGTTTGAACTGATGCAGAATAATTTGTTACATTACCTACTCCACTTAATGTTGATGAACTGATATCACCTAATACATTTAAGTTACCTGTAATACCCATAGAACCTGTCAAAGAACTGCTTCCTGACATTATAATTGTTCCGTTGAGTGTTTGTGTATCTAAAATAGAATCTCCTAAAATATTAGACCCAGACGAGAATATGACAGAACTACTTTCAATGGTAGTGTTTATCTTATATACATTCAAAGTTCCTGCAATCGTCATATTTGATGCAGTCATTTCTCCTGCTAACATTCTAGATGAAGATATATCGGCCGATGAATAGATAGACCCTGTTACAAAAACATTATCTCTAATCACTACTGCTCCTTCAATATCAAATGCACCACTTACAGTTAAGTTGCCACCAATATACATATTAGAGTTCAATGATGCACTTCCTGAATTGTTTAAGTATAAACCCAAACCTTGTCCAGTACCATCGCTAATTTGAGTTAGTGTAGAGGTGGAGCCAGAATTAGTTGAAAAGGTTAATAAACCTTGATAACTCTGTGAAATATATAAATTATTTAAACTTCCCATTTATTTTTAATTTTTACTTTTAAACATATTGCCATTTTCGAATCTCTCCCCAATATCCTTCCCATTGTGCCGGCGATGTTCCCCATTTTTGAGGACTTATCCATAAACTACAATAATCACAAGTTCCAAAGTCAGCATGTGGTATATACAAAATTGGTAAATTTACGAAATCATAATCGTTTTCACCAGTAAATGTATCCACAATAGTATAACATTGTAAACCTAAATAAGTAGTAAGGTCAACATATCCACGTCCAAAGTTTGGCTGATATCTACTTGCAAATATTTGTCCTATACTTCCGCTTTCGGTTAAAACTGCTTTATAATAATCTTGTGTTGCACAATTTTGAATAATATACCCACTACCACTTGGATTAACTAAAAAAAAAAGACAACGATTTTTATCATTGTGAGTGGTTAGAGTAAACTCTGCTTGCCACCCAGCTAGTCCATTATTAAATCTATCCCCAAATGGAGTACACTCAATTTCTCCGTTTATTTCAAAACCAGCTACTCCTCTTTGCGTATATGCCGTTAAGTCATTTAAAATGGCAAGTGTGTTAGCATGTATATCAACCATATCATCCACACCATAAAAAGGAACAATTTGTTTGTTTGTTGCTCCCTCTGATTCGTTGTTCTTATTTTTAACTTTGTCAGCAACTATGATTGAAATATTAAAATCAGTTGTTGATGTTGAAAATTTAGAATTAGTAATGTTGATATTACCTACTGGATATGTAGGAAAAGCAATATTATCCACCTCAAAAATATCACCTTGTGATACTTGCAAAATAGATGGATGATTATTCATAATGGTTTTGAAATAATTCAATACATTGTAATATAATGAATAGTTTGTACCGGTATTATGAACAATTTGTTGATTTGCTTCGTGTGTTAATGGATACGCCATAGTTTATAATTGTATTCCTCCGAAATATTGGTTTGTCATATCAGGGTAAATCTGTGTTTGATTACCAACTGATTGTAAATATTGTGGGATGTTGTTTGAATATGCAATCAAATAGTTTTGTAATCTTAAATCATAGTAGTTAGCATTTTCATTTGCTTTAGCTAATAAATAATCTAATTCAGACTTTGATGGTGCAACACCTTGCTCACTTTGTTGTTTAACTGCTCCATTAGATTTGAATTGAACAGAACTAAACGGAATATATTCAGCACATGCGTGCCAAATCAAACATGGTTTAATGTGGTCAGTCATTAAATCTTGGTAGTAAATACTTAAGTTATCAAATGTACCTGCTAAGATTTGTGCATCTATAAAATCATAAAGGACTGTTCCTAAAAGATTCTTAAGATACTTAATTTGAGAAACACTTACAAACGGCAATAGAGCATCTGCATCAATTGCACCCTGTAATGGTGTATTCTTTATAATATCGTTTCTTGTAATAAAAAGTGCTATTGCCATGATTATTTTTGTTTAAATATTTCGTATTCTTTTTCAAAAAGTCTTGAACTAAAACTTACATTTGGTACGGGTTCAGATTCTAAATTACCTTCTGCAGTTGTTTGGTCACCTGGATTGTCCTGTGTTGCAGGATTTTCCATTGACTTATTTGTTTGGTCTTCAATTTGTGCAACACTATCTCCACTCTCACTCGCTGCTTTAGATAGAATTACTAATGGAGTTAATTGTTCAAAGTATAAATTAGTATCTTCATATCCACCTTCTGTCAATGCCATATCTAATGTATTTAAGATAAGATTTTGGAATGGACTAATAGTCATTGTTTGCATGATAGAAAATGCAGTCATCATTTCATCTGCGTTTGAACTAAATCCTTTATTCTTTGTTGTGATACCAAAAAGTAATGGAGAAGTAACTCTATGTGCTACTAAGATTTGGTCTTGCGTATGGTCTGCAACATATTCATATTTCTCATGTAAGTTATCAATGTTAATTACATCTATTGTAGGCTTGGAAGTTGAATCATCGTTAAATGATAACATAAATCTACCTGCGTTATTAGTTCCTGTAAATTTAGCTTGAACCAAATCTTCAATCGTTTGTCTTTCTTCAGGAGCCGGTACACCATTATTAAAGTTAATCATTACTGCAGGTAAGAAACCATTTGTAATGTTATTTAAATGTAAGTTAGAGATTTCACCTTCTGATATTGAATATTGCATAGCAGAAACCCAATCAGGAAGTGAATAATAATATAGTCCAGGGAAATAGTTCTTTATGTAAAGTATTTCCATCTTTTCATTTGAAGTTCCAAAAGCAGGAACTTTCTTTTTATCTTTAATCTTTCTTTGGTCATTCCAATCAGTACAATAATAATAATTTTGTACTTTAGGTTCACCATATAACTTTTCAGCTCTAAGAGTTTGAACAGGTATGTGATAAAACTTAATTACTTTCTCATGTGCGTCATCCCAATAAACTTGGTATGCAGCATTACCGAATAATTTTAAATCAAATGCTACTCTTTTAGTTTCTTCTTGTGGAATTAACTTTTGTAAAACATCATTCATTAATTTATTTTTAGAATAAATACCTTTACCAAATATTAAATCAGATATACCTTCCACACATGCAGAAGTAGTTGTTGATACATTGAATGCACTTCTAACTGCATCAAAGAAATCATCATGCCCATAAACACCAAATGGTACCCATGAGTATCTTGTCTTTGTATCTTCCGTTATAACAGGAAGTTGGTTTGTATTTACATTAATTACTGCAAATTTTTGTTGTAGTTTCATATTAGTCTAGTATTACAAATCTGTTCTCAGTTACATGAGAAACATATTGTTTATTTTGATTTTCATAATCTGATTTAGGAATAGATACGGATGTAGATGCAAATGATTGAAATGAACCATTCCATAAAGAGGTTGTACTACCTGAATTATAAAGTGTTGCTCTATATTCTTCACCAACTATTGCACCACTTATGTTTAAACTAAATGAAACATATGATTCGTAGGGTTGATAACTCATACTAGAAATACTTCCTGTGAAGTTTTGTAGTGTAGTCATATCCTGCAAACTCATAGTGAACTCAGCACTTGCCGTAGGTTGTATCCTGAATGTATATTCGTTGGATTGAGATATGTGGTATCCGTACATTAGCTATAATTTATCTTGTCCTTATCTAGTAATAACATCCTAATTAGTAAATATCGTTAAATAAAAAAACCCCACTCCGTTAAGAGTAGGGTTAATATTTTTAATGCGTTATACTATTAAGAGTAAACGATAGTTGGTTGTACTGACCATCCTGCAAATGGAGAAGTAGTTGTACTTCCGGATAAAAATGCTGCTGGGAATTGTTCCATACCTGTGAAAGTAGCAGAATAACCATAAAGGTCTCCTAATGCTCCACCTGTTGAAATTGTGCCCGCAGTCAAATCTGCTCCTAAATGTTGGCCAACTAACAATGCATCTCCGTTATTTGTCCACACAATGATTTGAGGACGACCATAAGCCATCAACTTTAATTGTGTAGTCATTTCATTGGTTAATTTCTTTAAGTGTAAAGATAACTCTTGACTAAAGAAAGTTGTACCATTTTCACGAGATGTGTTGACTGTTTCAGTATAAGCACTTGTTCCTTTTAACTCATAGTAGTAAACTGTGCTAACTCCTGTTGGTAATCCTGTGATTAAACCAGCTGGAACTGCTGTACTACCTGTTGTTTGCGTGAAGGAGCCAGATGTGTAATTGATAAAGTAAACTCCTTGAAGTCCACCTATACTCTCTTTACATACTTCCTGTCTACCTGCGGTTAAGTTACATGGCATATCTGTTAATTTTTATTTTGTTAGTTATTAAATATGGTGGGCTTTTTACACCCACCTTATTCAGTTATATTTAGTAAGCTCCGTAGTAAACTACATCACTTAAGATACCAATTTGTGTACCACCTGTGTATCTCATAATGATACGATAGTTTTGTGAACCATCAATATTAGCCATGTCGATAACTTTTACTTCATTGTAGTCAGAAAGTAAACCTGTACCGAAGAACAAGTTAGACTTTTGAGCTGCAACGATTGTAGAAGATGCCATACCTGGACACATTACGATTTCAATACCATTGAAGTTGAAAGGCTTATCACCTACGTTCATTTGGTTGTTCCAACCATTTGCACCTACTGCACCACCTGCTAAAGCTTGTTGATATGCTTTACCTACGTTTGTAGGAACATATAATAACAAATCTTCTTTACCATAAACTGTTGCAGGGATTGTATCCACTACTGAGTTCATTACAGATAATACGTTTGCAGAAGTGATACTTCCAGAGATTACAACACTACCAGATTTTGCAGAGATTACACCTGTTGCTGCTGCAATTGATGAAGATAAAGCAGGTAAGAAACCACCGAATTGTCCGTTAGTTGATGCACTACCAGTCCAGATAGATTGTTCAGTAGCCTGTGCTACTACACCACCTACATAAGAGATTAAGTAGTCGTTGAATGATTTAGGAATTTCGTCAAATGCAGAAAATCCTAATTGTAAAGCTTCCCAAGATGCTACGAAGTTTTGCTTACATAATTGTAAGTTAACTTGCAATTCTTTAGGTGTGATTACTCTTTCAGAAATAGTTACACTACCTGAAGTTACGAAATCACAAGATGCGTCTTGTACGATACCATCTACTGCTAACTTTTGAATTACTTCTTTGTATTTCACGTTTGGCATGATAGTCACATACTTGTTGTCAAGTGTTTTTGCTGATAACAATGCTGCTGCAATGTATTGTGCAGCTGCCTCACCCGCATACGTGGTGTTGGTTACTGTAGGTTCAGCAAACTTTTGAAATTTTTTCATGTTTGTTGTTTTTTTAATTAATTATATAATTTTGATAAGAAGCTATTCTGTGAATTTGGCACCTTACCGCTATTGTTTGTTTTGTGAATTGTATCAGAATTGAATTTAAATCCTGCATTTTCAATTGGAGCACCATCTAATTTTGGTAACTCTTCTTCTTCGTCAGCTGACATTGCAACACCATCTTCAGGTAAGTTTGCTGATGGAGCTACACTCTCATCTGCACCTTCTTCTGCTGGTGGATTCATATCTGCAAATTTCTCCATCATATCTTTCATTTGCTTTTCCATTTCTGAAATTCTATAAGACAATGAAATGATTGGGTCTTTACCATCATCAGTATCGTTACCTACTGAATTTCTAGGGTCTTCATCAGTTGTATTAGGTAATGATTTAGCTTCATCCTTTGTAGCTCCTTTAGGTGCTGCAGGGAATTCGTTTGCTAATTTAGTATCTGCTACTTTAGAACCTGGTACTGAATTGATGTCTTTTCTAGTTTGTGCATTACCATTTGCTGGGTCTTGCGGAGTACCTGTGTGAGACATTTCTTCTGTGTCATCAGCTGCAACATCTTCAGGTGTAGAGATTTCTTCAATCTTACCACCTTTAACACTAATTACTTGTGTATCTTCTTTTCCTTCTGGATTTGTAAATGAAATTGTATATTCACCATCTTCGGCAGGACTTGTTGTTCCATCCTCAGACACTACGGATACATCATCATTAACATCGAAATTAGATGATTGTAAAATTGTACCATCATCAGTTTTTCCTTGAATCATCTTTTCATCTGCTAAAGATAAAAGAGTTAATATTTTGTTTAATACGCTTTTTGAGTTCATATTGTTTTATTGTTTATACAGGTATAACATACCTTTGTGAAAAAATCGTTATTTTATTTTATTTTAGAATCTACTTGCAAAGTAAGCCGCATTCTGGTTTCTATCTGCATTTGATATCTTTCTATTGTAAACTAATATAGGGCCAATTGCACCTTGTAAGTGTAAATCATTACCTCCACCAGCTTCTGCAATCTTAAATGGTTTAATAAGTGTTAAGGTATTTAAACCATCACTAATACCTTGTTGAGTTGTATTAATATAAAAATCCCATCCGTTACTTGTAGGGGCAGTTCTTATTGTTGTATAATGCCATACTGCTAAATTAGTTATTGGAGTACCTTGACTAGGTCTATAATCTTTTAGAGTATTGATATAAAAATTATTATCAGGATAAGGATAGTGAACACCAATACCATTTGTTTGTGCAGTGAATTGCATGAAACCAGATTGTGGGTCATTATTTGGTACGGCATTTTCTAATTTAATCCATAATTGAATTGATGCTTCATTTGTACCATTCGCATTTATTGTATCAATAACCCCATCAGGAATTGCAATATATAATCTTGTTGCTGATACTGAAGATTGATTTAATTGAATTACACCACCATTACTTCCTGAATATGCTGCACCATTCATTAATAAAGCATTATTGCTATTACCACTTAAATCATTAAGTGTTGTACCACTATATCCGCCGGCATTACCGATATCATAATATGCAATTAATCCATTAGTCACAACACCACCACCTCCGCCGCCTGTTGCAGGTATACTTAATTGATTAAATCCAAAGTTTTGAAATATCATTAAATTATATTTTTAGTTGCTACTAAGTTTGCTTTAGATGTATTGAATGCAACAAAAGATAATATATCTGTACTTGCTGCAGCACTTCCTGAATATGCTCCAGGTGAAGGTTGACCTACATTTGGACTAAATACAATTGATGTAGAAACTGATGCAGATATAATAAGTGTTGATGTCAAGCCTGCTTTAATATTAGTTAATTCAATTCTTAATGGAACTACTGCAGATGATGTTAATTCAAAATAGTTTCCTTTAGTCAAATCCATAGAAGCAGTGTTAGATGAAATAGACATTGATACTACATTACCTTGTGCACTTCCAGTTAAAATAAAACTACCTGTTGTAATCATTGAGCCAGTTACTGTATTCGTTCCTATGATTGTTTTAGAACCACTTACTGATAAACTTCCTGTTACTTCTTCGCCTGCTAATGCTTGTATTGGTGTCGTAAATGTTGTTCTGCCATCAGTATATGAAGTAGCATTTTGAAATTGAATTGGATTATAAGTTGCAAAATTACTACCGGATGTTACAAATATTACAGGATACGGGCCATAAGAACCTAAACTATTTGCATTAGAAATTATACCAATTTGATTACTTGCAGATATATGTGTTATACCTATAAGTCTACCTAATATTGCCTGTGTTTGTGCTCCAGAAACCGAACCACTAGCTATTGTTACAGCATTTTGATTTATTGTTACTTTTGAAGTTGACCCACTTAATATAAAACTAAATGCTCCTTGCTGAGTAATATTTCCACTAACAATTAAAGGAGTTGTAGAACCACTCAAAATTAAACTACCTGTTATAATTTCAGTTCCAATAAATGAGTTACTTCCTGTTGTTGCATAACTTCCAGTTAATGCACTTATACTTGCAACTGAAGCACTGAATGATGCAGTTGTAGTTTGTAGTGTATTCCATTTAGTATCATTACTTGCAGTGTATGCATTCAATGATGTCAAAGGAACTGCTGCAAATGAAGATGTAGCAACTATTGTAGAAACATTACCACTATTGCCTACCCACACATATCCTGTTTGTAAAGATGCAGTTAGTGTTCCGCTTAAATTTAAACTACTTGCTGAAATATATCCAGATGAAGTTATATTGTTTACTAATAATAAGTCTTGATTTGGATTGTATTTTATTCCACCATCAACATATATTGCTTGAGTGCCTGTTGAATTATCTACAAATGTCACAAAGTGTTGTAAGTTTTGTGATGATATAGAAGTAGATACTGCTAATGCTATTGATGCTGTTGCAACAGACATTGAACTAGTCTGTGCACTAGTTATATAACTTCCAGTTTGTCCACCCAATGTTGTCCACTTTGTATCGTTAGATTGAGTATATGTGTTTAATGAAGCAGTACTAGCTCCAACTGAAATAAATTTATTATCAATTGAAGATGTATAAGTTTGGAATGAAGAAGTTTGTAAAAATCCTAATCCTACTATCTGCGCACTACCTGATACAGTACCCGGTGTTACACTACCACTTGCCGCTACTGTTAAATTAAATTGAGAACCATCACCCTTAGTAAATGTTAATATGTTTACATTCACACTTGCAGTCACTAATGAAGATGCAGTTACAGATGAACTAACAAAACCTAATGCAGTTATTTGTTGAGAGCCTGATATTGTTCCTGTTGGTATTGATGCAGTGCTACTACCAGTATTGACTGTTATAGCGAATGTTGATTTGTCACCCTTAGTAAATGTAATTGTGTTAAGATTTACCGAAGCAGTTGTTAAACTTAAACTTGCAGAAGTAAATAAACTTGCAGTTGCACTATTCAATGAAGAAGTACTTGCACCTATCGCAGTGTTTATAGTTGCTTGAGATGCAGTAAATTGGTTTAATGGAGTTAAGTTTGTTGTATCAGCGACTGTCACATTAAATGTAGTACCATCACCTTTAGTGAAAGTGATTACATTTATATTTGCAGAAGCAGTTACTAATAAACTACCTGTTGATAATCCAGCTGCTGATGCAGTGAATTGGTTTAATGAGTTCAAAGAAGAATTTACCGATTGAGTATATGCTCCATATGGTATTTCATCTACGAATGAGTCAATCATATCCACATTGAAACTGCGTAAGATTGCAGGTGTAATGTAATTGGTTGTATTATTTGGAAAACTTGTATTGTTTCCTACTATTAAAGCCTGTTTACTTAACTGAGCCATATTATAATTTGTTTTACTTAATTGTCAAATCCGTTTGAGTATCCATCGCTAAATCCACCACCTGTATGTATTCTTGTTCCCTGTATTACACCAATGCCTTGTTCTAACAAAGCACCATTGCAACATTTAACATCGTAAGTATTAGAGTTCAAACATAAACATGCTCTCCTGCTATTCTTAGGTGATGATAAACCCTGAGTAGGGCCAAGGAATATACCACTCGCATTCTCTCTATTAACAGAGTAGCGAAGGTTTCCATTGCGTGAGTTAGACCATTTAGCCATAGTATCTTTATGATATAACAATCTAAAACGAAAATATCGTTAGGACTGCTGCTGTCTTTTCAATGCTTCTCTATGTAAAAGGTTTTCTAATTCAACCTTATCTGATTTGTATGCAAGATATAATAAACACTTCTCTAATGGTAAATCAGTTATTGCTTCAAATTTAAGGATGTCGTTGTTTGCAATTTCAACAATCGTTGCATAACTTCCCCACTTCTTTCCAAAATTAACTTGATGTTGGGTGGAAGTTCCTCCACCTTCAAAGATTTCAGGATAGCGTTCATTAAGTCCATTGACAAATTTACAAAAAAAAACAATGCACCAAAGTGAACATGCATACCTACATCTAAGAATTTCTTTTTATCTATCTCTCCTGTGTAAGGTGCTATGTGATACATATCTCCCTTCTTATCTAATACAGGCCTATAAAGTATTGACATGATACTTGCCCAGTTGTCATCAATAGTCATAGTTTGATATTTGCTGATGTCTATGTATGCACCGTATGGCATCTTAGATATGTTAGGTTCGAATCCATACTCTACTCCGTCTATTGTAATAAACTTTACTAAGTCATGCTCAGTATTAGAAATAAATTTAGTTAAGGTTTCTCTTATTAGATTATAATCGTCAACACCTATACTATGTAAATATTCTGCAGGTAGTCCACATAGGTTAGACATCATCACCGCAACTGTTGCTTCTTCATCATCACCATAGGAAGCTAATTCTTTTTGTAATCTTAAATACCTTCTTAGAGTTATGTCATTCCAATCTGTTGGAACACTTAAGTTAATTTCTTTCACCATATAATAATCCGTTTAATGTTATTGTCAATCTTTTTACTTTTGCTTCCTCATTACCTAATTTAGCATTCATCATAATCATCTTTGCCTGTAAGTCCTCATTCTCTTGTTGTAGATGTTTAGCATAATTAATTAGTTCTGCTATCTCATCTCTATCCCATAGTCTATCACTATTAGTATTTGTGTTGTCCGATTGTAAGTGCATATCTTCCTTTGCTTTGTTGTTTCTGTGATAACTTCATCATACATGCATATCGTGCTGCATCTATTGCGTGGTTCATATAGTCTTGTGGTTTGTCTGTCACATTACCATTCTTATCTGTAATGTATTCATAACCATACATCTCGTTGATTAGATTTTGGCTAGACTTTAATATGTTTATCTTATAGTTGTTCATCACTGCTATTCCGAATTTAATTGAGTCAGGTCCTTTTGTAACTGGTTTGATGTTGAATCCACTACGATAGATTTCTTCGATAAGTCTTGGTTCACTGCTATCGCCGAAGATTTCGTAGGACTTATCAATGTTTCCTTTTTTGAGTTTGTCAATGATTTCGTTAGTGACAAGGCCTTTCTCATAAAATACTTCTTCCATAAAGAGTTCATCACCTTTCTTATATACTGCAACCATAGCACTGGGGTCACTACTAAAGCCAAAGTCAATACCAAAGGAAACGAAATCAGCATCAAAATCATCCACAATGTTAAATTCAAATATAGCTTTATCATTTGCGGTATATTCACCAAGTCCGTAGATTTTCCAATACTTTTCATTTTTATTTTTTAGTTCTTCAATACCCTTTATTATTTCTTTATCTAAATAAGGATTGTCTAAATAAGTTGTAACATATCTATCGCAATCTTGCATCTGTCTAAGCCAATGGTATGGGGATATTGTTGGGTTGTAACATAATATTATTTTGTCTTTTGTTCTAATGCTTAACTGAAAATAACTTTCTTCATCTATCTCATTTGCTTCATCTATAAAAAGAATGTCTGACTTAATTCCTCTAAGCTTCTCAGCATCATCTGTCGATATGAATTGAATAATACTTTTCTCATAACTCCATACCCTATCAGTAACATTAAAATCTTCTTCATGCCATATGTTTAAGTGTTCTAAGATATCCTTAAAATCCTTCATTATAGTCCTTTTAAGAGACGGTATCGACTTTCTTACTATTGTTACGATTGTAGGTTTTTCTATCGATTTTACTATGCAGTATTGTAAAGCAGAGTAGCTCTTGGATGACCTTGTGCCCCCAACATTATGAACAACTTTATATTTGCTGCTTAAAATATTATCGAAGGTTATCGTTGTATCAATCGTTAGTTCCAATTTCCTTTCTGTTTATATTAATACTAATCTGTTGCACCTTATGATTTACTTCGCCTGATATATCAATAGAAGATTTCTTAGGTACAATATATTCTAATAGTTTAAGATATAACTTAGCTGCTTCAACAGGACTATCCTTTCTTATTTTGTCAAAGTCTTCCATTATATTATCCAATCCTCTATTAGCAAGTCTAGCAATAGTCAGCTTCGCCTGTTCGGTACTCCTATTAAGAGAACCTGGCTTTCTACCACCCATCTTATTTCCTACTTCAAACTTTCCCATAATTCGTTTTTGCCCGTTTATTATTCGGACTCCTCTATATGTTTAACACTCATTGTTAACTTTTGTAGTTGACCCACTTAATGCGTTCTGTTTTAGTTCTTCAAACTTTCTTTCCATCTCTTTAAGTTCTTCTTCGGTAAACATACTCTTTAATAAGTCTGCTATTCCATTTTGTTCTTTGTTCATCTCTTTAGTTTTCTTTAGTTATAGTATTCTTTCAAATCCAAACATCTTAATTGCTTTACCTTCTGCATCTGCTATTATTAATATACCATTATCCTCATCACCTCTTAATATAATTTGTTTATCTTTAATCCAATTCCAATCAAAACGAAAGTAAACATATTCATAATCTATATTGTGATGTTTAGTATTCATAGTGTCCTCTTGTGTCAGGGAAATCTTTGCGAGTTGTGTTTCTACTTTTTACTTGATTTTCTTTTTTAGCTTCCCAACTTCTTCTATCATTAATCCAATCTAATACTCCGTTTTGTTCTATCTCTTTTAATTGTTTATCATAATGTTTAGTTAAAGCTTCTCTACTTTGTTTCCATGCTCTACTTAATTCACCATGTATTCTACTAAATCTTAAATCTCTTTCGTTGCCACTAAATGGATACTTATCTTTCTTTGTGATACGAGGTGCATATAACTTTTGTTGTTTACATAGACATGCCATACAACTCCATATTGGTTTATGTGCATGAAACTCTACTTTACATTGTCTACATATTCTTACCTCTCCTAAAGTTCTATTGAATGGTTTTTTAAACATCTTTATCTGTAAATGGATTATCTATTATCTCTTTTAAATACTTTCTTATTTTCTTAACTGCTAGGAATGTAGTAGACTTACTGATACCTATCTTATCACTTACTTCATCTAGTGTGTCCGGCGTCATCCAATACAATTCAAAGATACGACTGCTTGCCCAAAGTTTAGTTGCTTCTAAATTCTTTAACTCTCTTATGACTTCTTCATGTGCTATTTGAATACCGATATCATTATCATAGTCGTATGGTATGTCAATTTCATTATCTGGTAAATCTTCCATTAAACTTATTCTATTCAGTTTCTTTGTCTTATTTAGAAACCTATGTTTGATAAACTTGCAGCAATACTTTATGTTGTAACTATCCGGCCCCCAAAACAATTTTATATTTTGCTTCTTATGCAAATATTCAAAAAGTTCCATGACAACATCCTCTGCAGTTTCTTTTTGTTTGGTAATCTTAAATGCTATCTTAACTAATAGTGTATACGATTGTTCATAGAGATTTGTTAATCTTCTTTCACATTCTATTTGTATACTACTAGTTACTTCATTATGCATTCTTTCTTTCGTTTACCCAACTCTTTAAATGTTGTGTAGCTTCTCCCCAATATCTTCCTGCACTTCCACATGTGCACGGTTGTTTTTCTGCTACGCCTCTTGTATCATTATACATATTCCAAATGAAAGGTGCGTCGTGTTCTGGTAGGTGTGATGTAATTTTATCTAAGATACCTACTAATTTATTAAAGTTTTCTTCTCCTATTGGTTCGTAGTTCATTACTTAATAGTTTTAAGTTTAGGCAATTTAAATTCTTCTTGTTTAGGTTGTTGTGGTCTTGCCGGCATATCCATTGGGTTATCTGTATTTAAGAATGGTTTTAATACCTCAATGTGTGGATGGTCTCCTGGAAATGCAATAGACATTGCTGATAAGATTAGTACTAAATCGTTAACGGAGTTTAGTTTACTAAAATCAATTAGATATAGTTTGTCTTTACTAATAGGTTTACCACCCAATTCCAATGTTCCTTTTTCTAATGTGTATCCAAATCTGTTTTCTTGTTTCATCTTTTAATTATTATATTTTTTGTTATTATCTTCTTTCACTCTTTTCAATTCACCTACCATATTAGTCAAATCGTTTTGTGTCATAGGAAAATCTTCATCATATAAACTTTTATATGGTTTTGGATTTGTTAAATCTATTGTTGTTGCGTTCAATAGTGTTGAATACAAATCCCATTTATTCCAAATTTGATAATGTCTTGTGTCTGTTAAGTGAATAAGAAACCAATCCGTTTCTACTTCTTGTATTATTTCTATCATAGTTTTATATTATTATTACATCCAAATAAGTTATCTAAATACTCTTGTCTTCGTTTACATCCACAATCTGGATTTCTAAAGAATGTCCAAGTTATCCATGCAGCAAATTGTTTTCCATGTCCTGCGGTTAATACTGAAATTAAACCTTCTAACCAAGTTCCAAATCTCCAAATACACATACTATTTTTTCTTTTTATCTTCGTTATGATACTTTAATAAATTTTCTGAATATGTCATCATTTGCAAGTTAGATAATCTATTATCTTTCTTATCTGCATTGATATGGTCAATTACCATACCTGGTGTGATAGGACATATAAAACTTTCCCACATTAATCTGTGACCATACATAATGTTTCTTTCACTATTGTCATCATAGATGTTGAATGTAGTGTATCCTATTTTACATTTAAGAGGATTGATTTCTTTGTAGTTATCAAATACAGCAGTTCTATTTTTTCTATTTGGGCCTGTATTTGTTTTAGATACTAATCTACCTGATGTAGATATTAAATACTTTGTGTATTGTATTCCATTATAGGTTGGAATTACCCATTGTTCTTTTTGACTTTGTGCCATCTTATATATTGTTTTTGTTAATAATACTTCTAATATACGAATAATTCCTGATATTGCCAAATCCTTTGGTATAAATATTAAATTCAAAAGTGAAACGCATAAAAAAGGGGTTAGCGGGAGAATAATAAATTTAAGATGGCAATCAAAAAATAAGAACCGCTAACCCCAGTATATTTAGATTGTATCACACTCTATATAAATTTTGCAAAATGCTGATAGAGTATTGATTAAGTGATACAGTATTATAACATTCTTTTTTAATTTTGTATTTAAATTTTAGATTTTATTTTTTAATGTTTAGTTGCTTAGTGCTTTACTTTTTAGAAGTTACAACTTTTTCCTGACATTTCCAAATTTATTTTATAATCTTTCACTTTAATTATTCAAAGCTGCTTTACTGTTACTGTGTTACTGTTTTCGTTTATGATTTAGATATTGTCTATCTTACACCCCCCTTACCCCCCTCATAGAAAATGAAGAGATAAGAGAGAGAATAATTAAAAGAGAATACCTAATATGATTTGAGTATCGCCTACCTTAACAGAGCCCCCATCCTTTCGGACAATAATAAATATATGAAAGATTTTTCAAAACACCAAATGTTAATAACTTTATTTTTGAGCATAAAAAATCCGGCACCATTTACGATGCCGGTTAGTTAAGGGTATGACAGTAACCCTAACTCGTTATGGAAACAAAACTATTTTATATCTAAATAATCATTTACTGTTTCAGTCAATTGTCTAATAGAAAAGAAATTTTCTCTACCATACTCATAACCTTTTTCATCTACGGAATAAAATTCCCAATACCTATCACCATCATTATTTGATGGGATAAAATCTATTCGGTATTTTGTTTTACTACATCTTAATTGTAGTGCATCAAATTGTTGTTGTTCGTCTTTGTTCATAACTTTTTGTTTTAGAGTTTAATAATATTTCTGCAATAGAAATCGCAATATCTGATTTACTATTAT